TACCTTAAATGGAGGAATGATGATCTAAATCAGATTACAAACCAGTATATTAAGAACATCGTTCGTGGTTGTATGCAAGATGTTTCCGGTCATATTACAGTTGATAGTATTCTAACAAATCTACCGGCTTATGAACATGAAGTTGCATCTAATATAACTAAAAAACTAGGTGCTGATGGGTTTATTGTAGACGGTTTTAACATTACATCTCAACCACGTCCTACAGATGCTAACTTGGCTGCTTCAATCAACGCTAAGGTAAAAGCAAAACAGGATGCCGAAACCTCGGTTATGGAACTACAAAAATCAATCGCTGAAGCAAACAAGAAAATTGCTGATGCTCGTGGTGATAGCGCCTCTAAGGTAATCGAATCAGCTGGTGAAGCCGCAGCTATACGTTTGAAACAACAAGTGGTTACACCAACATATGTTGAGTATATCAAAGCTAGTTCTTGGGACGGTAAATTACCAAGTGTTATGACTGGTTCTGGTGGTACAATGTTAAATATAAGTACAAAATAATTGAATCGACTGGGTTAAAGGGCGGGTTCGACTCCCGCCCCGATTCCAAAAAACAAATATTATGAAAAAAATATATCATTTAGTAGACTCAAAACTCAAAATTAACGAATATGATTTTGAAGTAGAAAATAAAACAAACTCAGATAAAACAATCTATAGGTTAAAAAGATCTGAAATAAAAGAACAATGGACATTACCTGGAGAATTGTTATTAGAGATTGAAGATAATGGAAATGGTTTTGTACTTATAGTTTTTCAAGAACCTAATCAATACGATACATTTACCGAATTATCAGTGTTAATGAATTGTATTAGAGCATTAGATACAGGTATTACTAATACTTTTGAACTTTTGGAACCAAATCCAGTAATAGCAACAAATTTATAAACTTTAAAAATACAAATACAATGGGATTCTTATTATTTTTATTATTTTGGATTAGCGGAATGTGCGTTCAATATGTTAGGGTACACACTACCCACAAAGATTGGTTAGAACAAAGAAAAGAGATAGCTGATGAGATAGATGGACCTTTATTCCTGCCTTATATGGCTATTGCCCTTTCTTGGTTTGCTTTTTTAGCAATGACAATCAAACGCTTTTTAGACAAAACATTTATAAACAAGTAAATATTATATAAATATATATTTTTGTTTTGTTTTTTTTTTAATTAAAGGTCCAAAAATTGGACCTTTTTTTGATATTTATTAATGTTATGGGATATCTTAAATTATCTAGAACAAAATTTAGACGCATATCCAACCAAATATTGGATTTATGTCCCCATTATATGGGTTATCCTCATATGTCTAAATCTATATTTATTTTACCAAAATTAAGTATTCATTATAGTAATGCTCCATGGTGTGGTGTGTTTCATAATTATGATTTGATTATTAGAATATATCCCCGTCGTATCAAATCTAAAATGGATTTGGTTCGAACTATAGTACATGAGTATACTCATTATGTTCAGATGTATAATTCTCCGAGAATGGATCATAGATATACAAAATTGAATCACCAGTTAGGGTATAAGGATAATCCGTTTGAAATTGAGGCTAGGGAAAATGAAATTAAATATATGAGATTAATATATAGTCGTATTAAACACTTATTCTAAAAAATTTGGCTATCTAGGAAATGTGTTTTATCTTTATGGCATAAAAATAAAAATTTATGCTAAATATTTTAAACAACACATTCAAGTCTAAAGACGAAATCCGCAAAATTGCTCCAAGCGTATTTACAGAACAAGGTGCTTCTAACACCTCAGAAAAATATGCTCATATTCCTACTTACCGTATTATTGAAGATATGGAAACTTTAGGTTGGGGAATAGTAGATGCTAAAGAAGTAAAAGCTCGTAGACAAGTTGGATATCAAAAACATTTGATTGTATTTCGCAATGATGATATTGTTATTAACGGTACTGATAATGATACTGTTTATCCACAAATTTTACTTACTAATAGTCATGATGGTAAAAATGCTTTTACATTCACAGCAGGTTTATTTCGTTTAATATGTGAAAATGGTTTAGTAATATCGACTCAAGAATTTGAGAATATGAAAATTCGTCATTATGGTTATGACTTTGAAACACTCCAGGAAACAATTAAAACTATGGTTGAAAAATTACCACTCACTGTTGAATCCATGAATAAATTTAAAGCAACCGAATTAGCTCAAGAACAAGCACTTGATTTTGCTAGACGAGCTATTAGTTGTCGCTTTAATGAAAATGAGATTAAAAATATAAAAGTTGATTTTGATTCTTTACTTACACCAACTCGTAATGAAGATAAAGGAAATGATCTTTGGAGTGTGTTTAATATAGTTCAAGAAAAATTAGTCCATGGTATGTTTAATTATACCCATAACAATAAACACCGTAAAGCTCGTAAAATCAAAAACTTCAAACAAGATATGGTTTTGAACGAGAAATTGTATAATTTGGCTTTAGAATACGCTAACTAAACAAACAGGGGGTGGTTAACACCACCCCTAATTTTTATATGAATATTCAAAGAATAACACCAGAAGAAGCTCAACAATATATTAGTTGTAAAGAAGATTTACTAGGTTATCCTTCTGAATATTTTACTTTAACTCTTTCAGATGAACCAGGTTGGGAAGATGTTACATATTATACTAGTCGTAAAAAAATAAATACTTGGCATTTAAACGGTGGAAAATACTGGGTTTATGTTTTATCGAATATTTCCATGCCTGGGTTGTTAAAGGTGGGTTATACGGCGTTAACTCCAGAAAAACGCGCATATCAATTGTCTACAGCAACTGGGGTTGCTACTCCATTTAAAGTTGAATATGCTTTTAAATGTCATGAAGGTGAGTTTTTAGAGACTGAAATTCATAATTATTTAGAGTCATATCGTGTTAGTAATAATCGTGAGTTTTTTAATATTGAGTTAGATAAAGTTATAGAAATTATAAAAGAGCTTGGGAAAAAATACATTTAAAACTTGGAAGATTAAAATACTAATCGTATATTTATAATATAAAAAATAAAATTTATGCTAATAGAACAAAACTCTCTACAATTAGAGCAACTAGAATTAATTAATCATTTACTATTTCTAAACGAAATTAAAGAACGTCTTTGGGATTGCCATCCAAATAATCCAGACCAAATTAATGTTATTCAAGAATATGATAATATCATAAATGAAATGGATAATATTGAATCTCAAATAAATGAATTAGGAGTTCAAATGGAAGGTTTGGAAACTCAAAAATAATTTTATATCTTTATCGAGGAACCAAAAATTACATATATTTATATTAAACAATTAAAAATGCAATTAATATCATTACATACAAGCTGGCCTATAGAACGTAGAGATACGTTATCGCTAGGGTATTGCTTTAGTGCGAATATTAATGTGCAAGGCAAACCAATACCAAACCAGGATACAATGGAAAAAGGGTAAAATATAAATACCAAAACATTAGCTCCTGGTTCAAAAGATCAGGAGCTTTTTTAATTTACGGTGCCTAAGCTAATCTGGTGAAAGCGCTAGACTGAAAATCTAGAGAGATAGGGTCGAAACCTATAGGTACCACATATGAAAGATGATTTAAGATGTGAAATGTTCGGAGATAGAGTTATATGCATAAAGGGAATAGGTAAAATGTTTTATCAAGAAGGATTTCCAATATCGTTATCTATATCTGAACTGAAAAAGAAAGGAATAGAAGTTAGTATATTTCATGTTGCTGATGAATGTTTAAAAAATGGATGGTCTCCAAAGACTACTATTAATAAACTAAAAGCAGATTTTGATGAAGATATTGACAAAGAAAACATTATAGATTTCAATCAATTAGAAAAATTCTGTAATGCTTCTTATGAAGATCAAAGAGAAATGATATTTGATTATCTTTTTAAAAATGAAGAACAAGCCAAAAAGTGGTTAATATACAAAACATAAAAATGAAACGAAAACAGTAACGCCGCTCTGAAATACGAGTGGCATAATAGAAATAAAATGCGCTCGTAGCTCAATTGGTAGAGTAGCTGGCTTTTAACCAGCGGGTTGTAGGTTCGAGCCCTACCGGGCGCACTTAAAAATATAACACAAACGCGTGTGTAGCTCAATTTGGTAGAGTGTCGGTCTCCAAAACCGAAGATGAGGGTTCGAGTCCCTACATGCGTGCAAGATTGCCTTCATAGTTCAATGGATTAGAACACTTGGCTACGGACCAAGAAATAGGAGTTCGAATCTCTTTGAAGGTACAAAAGGTCAAATGGCCGAGATGGCGTAGGCGTATGTCTGCAAAACATACCACAACAGTTCGAATCTGTTTTTGACCTCTTAAAAAAAAATGTTTGGCTACCTAAAAAAACAGTCGTACATTTAAGTATAAGAAAAAAGATAAGAAGATCTTTGACATATTGGGATTAATTCAATCGAGAGGTCGGGCAGATGGTTATACCCGCGTGCTTTGGGAGCACGATATCGCTGGTTCGAATCCAGTTCTCTCGACATAAAATGGGCTGGCATGTTCCAAGGCTTGGCGATTCTCCTTTGCACGGAGAGTGTGAAGAGTTCGATTCTCTTCTGGTCCACATTAATAGTAAGGTGTACACAAAAAACTATTAGTCGTTAAATTAGTTGGAAGACTAAATATAAACGTAAGTCATATAGCACAATTGGCAGATGTACCGGTCTGATATACCGGAGGTTGTTGGTTCGAGTCCAGCTATGACTACAAAACATAGTCCCTTAGCTCAACGGAAGAGCGCTTGTTTTACATGCAAGAGGTTGTGATATCGTAATTCACAGGGACTACTCATGGTTCTATTAGTATACAATGTCAATCATAGGAACTAATATTGGAAGTTATACCAACTGAGAAAACAGTAAATCGTGAGTCAACACTAAAACCATCCCACCAGGATGTAAAACTCGCAGATATCGTATAGCGGTTATTACTCTGGTCTTCCAAACCGGAGACGTCGGTTCGATTCCGACTATCTGCTCATGGCCGTTTCAGTGAATGCCGGCTCAATGAAAACAAGCATTGCCTACAAGGTGAAAAGCCTTGATTCAGTCCAATGATGTAACTGGCAACATGGCGTGTTTTGAGCTCGCTCTTTTAGGTTCGAATCCTGGTTGGACTACATTGGAAGCATAGCCTAATTGGTAAGGCAGCAGTCTTGAAAACTGCCGTGTCGGTGATGAATCGGCTTATAGGTTCGAGTCCTATTGCTTCCGCTAAAGAGCTTAATAATAGCCAGGTGGTAGAGAGTGCCAAGAGTAGTTGCTGACGAGCAATGAGGGAAGAGGTACTACACGCAGACGATGCCTTTGGTGCTGGCTGCTCTTTTTAATATGGGTCTTTAAGCTTTAAGGTGAAGCGCATGTTTGTGGAGCATGAGAACTCGGTTCAATACCGTGATGGACCCCAACAAGGAAAGTAAAGCAACGAGGTTGTTGCCACCACCTGCTAAGTGAGTGGATCATTAGATTGATTGTGTTTCGACTACACTGCTTTCCGCGAAATCCAATGTGTGCTGCTGCTAGCCGGAGACACAAAACAGAAGTGAAGGAACTGTTCCACATTTGGATTTTTATTGGAGATATAGTAGAATGGTTCAGCACACCTGTCTGATACGCAGGCAATCCAAGTTCGAGTCTTGGTATCTCCACTTATACAAATTGGACTTGTAGCTCAGAGGCAGAGCAGGCGGCTGTTAACCGTCAGGTCGGTGATTTCGAAATTCCCCAAGTCCGCAAAATTGAGAGTAAGGTAACTATTGGTTGGTTATCAACGGCTGTAACCCGTCAGGCCCAGAAAGGGGGTAGGTTCGATTCCTACTACTCTCACAAAAATAGATTTGGAAAATTAAAAATTCAAATTTATATTTATGATATAAAAACGGGGATGAAATGGTGTAGATTGCTAATGTAGTTCTTTAAGATGATGCAAGCAGTGTTAGTATTGGAAACACTTAAATAACCTATACAAACAATAAACGCTAACGTAGAATTATCTACTTGGACAATCGAAGATGCTTTGGCATTTGTAGATGGTGAAGCTATGGCAATTGCTGCCTAATTCACCCCGGGGCTTCACACACGTGCCTTGCAACAGAAGTGTATTTAAAAAGGAACTAAGAGGCTTACCTTTTCAAAAAAGAGTACTCGGTAGGTTTTCAGTCCCAATCGTTCGAGAAGCGGAACTGGTATTTTGTCTAGTTAGAAAACGAGACTAAGCTTGTGAATGAATCTATTGGGTTAGTTAGTAAGACTTCGGTTCGACTCCGAACATCTCCACAACAAAAAAGCATTTTTAAGAAAGTTTGGCTTAACTAAATTTTCAACTTATATTTAGGTATAAGAAAAAAGATAAGAAGCTCTTTGAAAATATTGAAACTGTGGTAATAAGTTGAGTTACTTCGTATGGCTTATATAAAATGAACTCACTTAAGCATTCCCGGTTAAAATCATTTAGGTGGTTAATTAGAAAGTTACTTCGCACGAATAGTTCAATGGTTGAACATTTTCATATCCAGAAAAAGTAACGGGTTCAATTCCCGTTTCATGCCCCAAAAAAACTTTCTTAAACATTCCCCTAAACTTATTTGATGAATAGTAAGGACCAGCGTTACTTCGCGTGCAAGGTGCACATTTAAATTTGGATTTTAAAAATCGCGGTTCAATTCCGCCTGAAACGCTACCAATGTTCTTTCATCATTTTTTATGTTCCTGAGGACAAAATGGTTGAGTCGTCACCCTTTCAAGGTGAAGGAGCGGGATCGTTACCCGTCAGGAATACAACAAGGTCTATTAGTGAATTGGTATCATATCTCACTGTCTATGAGAAGTGCTCGGATCGTAACCGTGATAGACCGCCAACAAATGCTTCTATAGCTCAATGGTCAGAGCAGGACGCTTATATCGTCAAGGCTACAGGTTCGAGTCCTGTTAGAAGTACTAAAAACAAAAATAAAATGAAAAAAATAGTAATCTACAAAGATGTAGAAAATGTAAACGGTAAAAAAGAACGTCATATTCTTCGTTCAATCCAGCCTAGTTATGAATGGCAAGGATATGCGAAAAATAAAAACAGTATGATAGATTCTGAAGTTAGGAATTTAGCACGTGCTTTAGAACCTAGTTTTACAGGATTCTATGTAGCATAAAGATATTTGCTGTAGTAATAAGTTGAGTTACTTCGTCTGACTTTTTAATTCATAAATGAAAAAACAACTCACTTAAACTTTCTCAGTAAACTTATTTTAAAATTGTGGGATGCGTAGAAAATGGTTATCTCGTCAGTCTCATAAGCTGAAGTTCCCGGTTCAAGTCCGGGTCCCGCAACATAAGTCCTTGATCAGGAACCGAAGATATGGTCGGCCTCTTGTGTAAACAATGCACACTGCTACCATCTAAACCGTAGGTTAGCACAGTTCACAACTCTGGGGATATTTTAAAAGTTGTATTTGGACGCATAGTTTAGTTGGAAAAATACTTGCCTTGTAAGCATGAGTTCTCGGGTCGGTTCCGGGTGTGTCCTCCAAAAATTGGTTCTATCGTTCAATGGATTAGGACAATTGCCTTCTAAGCAATTTATGCTGGTTCGAATCCAGCTAGAACTACAACCCGCTCCGATGGTGTAATTGGCAGCCACGCTAGACTTAGGATCTAGTGTCGTAAGACGTAAGGGTTCGAGTCCCTTTTGGAGCACTTAAAAAAATATTTGGCTAAGCAAAAAATTGGTCTTATATTTACGACATAATAAAGCAATTAAAAATTCTCTAACAATAAAAAATTAGTAGTAAAAATGGCACGTTACAATTCAAAAGCAACAACAGTTACTCCAACAGTAACAAACCACCAAGGTGGAACAGGGTACAAATACGACCCAAAAACAGAATTAATCTCAATATTAGCAACAGGCTTGGATAACAAGTATTATGAAAAAGTAGGTGAACGTGAACAACGTTTGGCCAAAGTCATAGAAGAAGTAGCTAAAAAAGACAAACTATTTGCTGCAAAAGCTCTAGTGTATGCTCGTACCGTAATGGGACAAAGAACAGTAACACACTTTGGTGCTGTAGAATTAGCTAAAGTATTAGGAGGTGATTCTCTAGGTTCTCGTTTCTTTTCAAAGCGTGAACGTAAACAAAATAAAGGTGGTATTATCTTCCGTTTGGATGATATGCTTGAAATTGCTGCTTGTTATCAAGCACGTAATGAAGGTAAACCATTTTCAAATGCAATCAAGAAAGGTTTTAAATCCGCTCTTGAATCAGCAGATGAATATGAATTAGCTAAATACCAAGCTAAAAATCGCGATTTATCTTTAGTTGACATCGTTAACTTAGTACACCCAAAACCATCACCAAAAATGGCTCCAGTGTTTGCTAAATTGATGAAAGGTGAACTTAAACAGTTTAATACTGTAGAAGATAAAAATACTAAAGCTGGTCAAGAAGTTGCCGCTAAAGTAAAAGAAGGTAAAATTACTAAAGAAGAAGCAGCAGTTGAATTAGCGCAAGCTAAAGAAGACAACTATGCCGAATTGATTAAAACACGTAAAATCGGTTATTTAGCTTTATTACGTAATTTACGTAATATTCTAAAAACAGGTGCCGATAAAGAAATTATAAACGGTGCTTGTGAACTATTAACTGATCAAAAGTTAATTAAACAATCTTTAGTGTTTCCACACCAAATAGATTTAGCATTAGAAATAATGTTGGATGAATTTGGTTCAAGTAAAGTTAAACCATTTGTTAAAGCATTAAATACCGCTTACGAACTAGCGATACCAAACCTAACAGAATTATTTCCAAATGGCCGCACAGCGGTTGTATTTGATAGTTCAGGTTCAATGTCAACATCTATTAGTTTAGCTAATAAAAATAATGGTTCAGAATCAGCCATTTCAAAAGCAGCATTAATTGCCGCTACTTTAGCTAAAGGTATTGAAGCCGATGTTTATCACTTTGCTGATCGTTGTGATGAAATCAAATTTAATTCACTTGATACAGTTAATACACTTAAGAATCAATTTTTAAATAAACAAGGTTCAGTTGGTTATGGTACTGCCTTTGACAGTATTATGAAAAAATTAGATAACAAATATGACCGTGTGTTTGTAATATCGGATATGCAAGGTCGTGATTATCTTGAAAGAGCTAATTACAAAAACCTTCACATATATTCAATCGATATTGCCGGTTATGGTACAACAATGTTCAAACCAGGAAACAAAGTTTATTCATTGTTTGGTTACTCTGCCGATATTTATGAATTGATAAAGAAAGTGGAAATCGATCCAAAAGCGTTAATCGCCGAAATCGAAGCAATAGAAATTTAAAATTTTCCAATAAAGTAAAATAACTGGGTGTTTCTACACCCGGTTTTTATTTAAAGTTTTTTGAAATATTATACTATAGTAAGGGTTTGTGAGGTACTTCGTATTTATAAACTAGCTTAGAAATAAGCATTTTAATTATACACATATCAGATAAAAACCTCGTACTAGGTGCCTCTTAAAAATAACCAACAACAAGAGCAAATAAGTACAAACTCACCCCAGTAATCTTAGTATATTTTTTTGCCCGGATGATGGAACAGGTAGACATGCAGGACTTAAAATCCTGTGATCCGAAAGGATCATGTGGGTTCAACTCCCACTTCGGGTACTATGAAAAAAGCAATTTATCTAGACGACGTCAGAACACCAATCAACGGTGATGTTGAATGGATTGTGGTTAGAAATTATAATGAATTTGTATCTAAAGTTCAAGAAATTGGATTGGAAAATATTGATGTAATTTCTTTAGATCATGATCTTGGGGATAGTGCTATGAATGAATATTTTAAAAATGTTGCTCCTAATTATACTTTGGATTACAATAATATTACCGAAAAAACGGGATATGATTGTGCAAAATGGTTAGTTGAATATTTTTATATAAAAAATCCTAATTGGAAATATAAAAGTAGAGATGTTAAACAAGGAAGCTCATTTCGATTTCCAAAAGTATTTACCCATTCAGCTAATCCTATAGGTTCAGCTAATATTATGGGTTATATAAATAATTTTTTAATGAATGAAGTTCAAAGCCAAACCTGTGTAAGAGTTCAAATTCAACACACAATTTAAAAATTTATGAAATGAAACAGTTTAAAACATTAAGCGCTCATAGAAAAGTCGACTTAATACCATACATAAGAGAATATGTTGCTAATCATCCAGAAACAGAAGTTTTAATTGGTTGTGACTCTCAAAACAGAAAAAAAGAAACTGTTTATGCTATTGTGGTAGGTTTATATACACCTGGAAAAGGCGCTCACATTTTGTATTCTAAATTTTTTATTCAACGTGAACGAGATAACGTAGTTCGTTTATTAAACGAAGTATGGCATTCTGTTGAAACCGCAGAACAAATTAAAAATGAAATAGGAATAAAAGCAACTTGGATTGATATTGACTTAAACCCAGATCCAAAATATCGTTCAAACCAAGCACTGGCGAGTGCAGTTGGTGTTGTAACAGGTATGGGTTATAATGTAAGACATAAAGGTAATTCACCTGTTATGACTTATGCAGCAGATCATCTTGTTAAATAATAATTAATAAATTTAGCGCCCCACTTACTTAATAGTGGGGCTTTTTCTAGCATATATTTATATACATGAATTTAAATAAAATCTTCGATTTATTCAACGAAAATCCCCAAGATAAAGATGAGGACGTATCTATCGTTAACTTGTACGAGCACCCGTTATTTTGGGTGGGTATGTTTGAAAAATTAATAAAAAATAATGATATATTCAAAAACAAAATTAATAAATTTTTTTTCATTGATAATCCTGATTATGATTTTGATGAGTTAAATAAATTAGGAGATAATGTTGTGTTTAATAGGGCTTATATTTTTATAAAACAAATAGATTTAAATAATCCAGACCATCAAAAAGCAGTTATAGCTAGAGGTAAGCATGGTTTATCTTCAATAATATCTTTAGCAATAAATTATTTTTCTATATTAGAAGAATATGAAAAATGTATAGTTTTAAAAAATATTCAAACTTTTCTTGAAAAAAATTTGGCTTTGTAAAATATGTTCATTATATTTTAGATACGGGTTTAAGGAGATAAAGAAGAGTGAGGATGAGATGGGTGATAGAGCGGAGGATGAAACGGGGGGGAGATAAATATTAAAATTATATTATATGATAAATAGGGAAACGATTAGGTATAAATTGGAACGAATGGAGTCCAATTTAACAAAATTAGATTTTATTCTAAAAAGACAAGGTAGTGTAGATGAATTCTTAAATACTACTAAAGAATTAAAAGAATTAGTAGTTCAAGTTAAAGCTTATATAGAACTTGAACCACGTTCTTCAAATGAAATTAATACATCAATTTAAAAATTAAAAGTTATGATAACAGCTGAACAAATTCAAGAAAACTGGGATAAATTAATGGTAATGATTAATCAATTTATATCATCACCTCGTAAAGAAGTATTAATATCGTTTTATGAAAAATATCAAGAACGTTTAATGTTAATGCCCGCGTCTAATAAAAAAGAATATCATAATGCCTTTCCAGGAGGTTATATTGATCATGTTCTGAGAGTTATAGAATGTTCTATTCGTTTACATAAAGTATGGGAAGACATGGGAGTTGATATTAGTACTTACACTTTTGAAGAATTAATATTCTCAGCACTAAATCATGATCTGGGTAAATTAGGTGATGAAAATAATGATGCTTATATACCTCAGACTGACCAATGGAGAAAGGATAAATTAGGTGAAGATTATATGTTTAATTCAATTTTACCATACTCATCTATTCCAGACCGTGGTTTATTTTTACTTCAATCTCATGGAATTAAATATACCTTTAATGAAATGGTAACTATTCAGACTCATGATGGTTTATATGATGAAGCTAATAAAAAATACCTTCAAAATTTCATGCCTGAACAAAAACCACGTACTGCTTTACCTTATATAGTACATCAGGGAGATTTAATGGCTGCTCGAATTGAATTTGAAAAAGAATGGTTATCTAAACTTAATAAGAAAAATTTGGAAGATTCAAAGAAAAGTTTTACATTGGATAATAATAAAAAAACCAAATCAACACCAAATGTTATTAAAACAAAAGCATTAAGTAACATTAAATCAGAAGGATTAAAAAATCTATTAAATAATATATGATAATAATAACTATAATTTTATTGTTAATGGTTGTGGTACTTGGGTACACAACCTTTAACCTTTTACGTAAGAATGAAAAACAAGAAGACATATTAATGGGTTATATGACTTATTTAAATAAAATGTCTGAAATAATTGATTTTTCAAATAAAAAACTTAAAGAAGTAGACGCTAAAGGTTCATTTGCCAGCGATGATGAAGTTGGTTTCTTTTTTCAACAATTACAAGCTATCCAGACTATATTAAACGAATTTAATATTAAAAATTTATGATAATAGATGAAAAAATAAAGAAAAAAAAGAAACCAGCTGCTAATATGTATTTTACTCAAGATACAGAAAATGCTATTATTGAATATAATAATTGTACTGATGATGAAAAACGTGATAAAATATTTCGAGACAAAATATATCCAGTTTTTTTTAAATTAACAGAGTATATAATTAACACATATAAAATTTTTAATACAGGTGAAAATAATATATCTGAAAATGGTACTATTATTAATATACAAAATGAAGTAATTCAATTTTTACATAAAAAAATACATTTATTTGATCCAAGTAAAGGTGCTAAAGCATATTCTTATTTTGGCACTATAGCTAAACGTTACCTTATCTTAGCATCTCAGAATACTAATAAAATTCAATTTAACTCTACTACTTTATCAACTATTGAAGAAGATGAAAAATATTCATATCAATTAGATGATAATAAAATAGATGATAATAATGATTATGCTACACGTTTATCAAAATTTATGAATGAATATATAAATTTCTGTACTATAAACATATTCGATATTTTTCCTAAAGAATCAGATGCTCAAGTAGCCGATGCTATTTTAGAATTATTTCGTAAAAGAGATAGTTTAGATGTATTTAATAAAAAAGCACTTTATATATACATTCGTGAAATGATAGATGTTAAAACACCTAAAATTACCAAGATAGCTGATCAATTATATGGTATATTTAAAGAAAAATATGTTTTTTATTTAGAAAATGGATATACAAATTTTTAAATGTTTATATTTATAATAAAATAAATATTATGAATACTTTAGAAAATGTAGTTTTTGGTAAGAAAACATTTAGTTCTATATTAGAAGAGATATATGATAATCAAAAGAAAAAAGATAAACAAATATCTGCTTTAATAGCTGAGCTTAAACCGTTGATTGAAAGTATAGGTGACGCCACTTTAATAGTTCCGCTTATTAAAGAATACTTAGAAATAAGTGTTAAAAATGACGAGCAACTTATTAAAATGGCCACCATTATCCAACGTACCTTAAACTCAACATCTGAAGATGATGGTTTAGGTATATCAGATGAAGAAAAAGCTCAATTACTAGCTGAAATAGATAAAATTAAAGAGGAAAATAAATAAGCATGGCTACTAAATATGGATTTGATGCATTTAATCATTCTTTAAATAATCAAGATCAGGGAGTAATATATCAAGCATTAATCAATCTTCAACAACTTATAACAGCTGTTCGCGTTAAAAGTATTGTATTAGATGCTTCTCATCCTAGATTTAAAGAATTAGGTGAATGGAATGGGTTAGGTACTATTGAATTTCAAGATGTAAATAACCCAATTGATAGTCCTTCATATTCAACAGCAGTACCATTAAATCCTAATTCTAAAAATTTTCCTTTAATAAATGAAATAGTATACTTAATTACATTACCAGATAATAATATAGGAACATTAACTTCATCTACTAAATCATATTATATAAACTCCATAGCTTTATGGAACCATCCTCACCATAACGCTTACCCAGCAAACCCTAATACTCCTTTACCTGCTCAACAAAAAGATTATACCCAAACTCAATTAGGTAGTGTTAGACGTGTAACCGATGGTTCTACTGAAATTTATTTAGGTCAAACATTTAAAGAACGTTCAAATATTCATCCACTTTTACCTTTTGAAGGTGATGTTATTCAAGAAGGTAGATGGGGTAACAGTATAAGATTTGGTTCAACGGTTCAAAATACTCCAAACAATTGGTCAAGTACTGGAACCAATGGTGATCCTATCACTATTATAAGAAATGGTCAACGTGTAGATGCAAATAGTGAAGGTTGGGTACCTATTACTGAAGATATAAATCAAGACTTATCTTCAATATATGCTACCTCAACTCAACAAATACCATTAAATGCGGCTTCTACAAATTATACTAGTTACAAAACAGCACCTACTACCCCAAATCAATACTCAGGAAATCAAGTAATTATAAATTCTGGTCGTTTAGTATTTAACAGTAGTGCAGATCATATTTTACTTAGTTCAACTAAAACCATTAATTTAAACGCTGTATCTTCTGTAAACATTGATA